AACTGCCGCTGGTTGACCTTGAATAATGACTTTGCCAGTTGCTAAAGTTGCGATAATAGTAGAACTTGCATCACATGGATGTCCTGTTAAAATAGCATCTAAATTTCTTGCGGCCATTGGCATGATAGTACTCCTAGGTAATAGAACTTACTTTACTTATAAAACTTTGTGCATCGAAATGCTTTGCCTGATCGATATCAACTGATCTACTTTCAGTAGTACCACCAGCTTCAGATACATTAACAGTAAAGGTATGAGTTTCTTCATTTACGATTGGATCTGGTATAGTCAAAGATATAAGTTCGAGCAGAGCTGGATCGCTTGCGGCTGCGGCATCTATCTCAGACGGAAAAATCTGAGTGGAGTAATCTTCCATCAAACATGTCCAATCCGTAGAGTATGGATCATTTTGTTGAGTTATAGTTGCTTGAGGCGAAGAAAGACTATAATTAAAATTATTATTTGATGTAGCTGTAATACTATCGACCGTCCAAGTTTCACTGGCAGCTCCTAGTGCTTCAAAACTAATAGACACAGAGTATCCGTCATTAGCATACACAGGAGGTAACCTGTTTATAACTTCACCAGAGTCTGTATTTCCACCAAAGAATGCATCTCCAGCCTCTTCAGTTGCAGTGCTGACTGTTGTTCCTAATATTACGTTTATGACAAGTGGACCATCGTAGGTATCTCCACTGCCATCATCATCCGAATCAACTACTGATACCGTGATCGATGATGTACTGGATGTGTTTCCTGAGTCATCTGTTGCAGTAATCACAAAGCTATGAGACGTTGCAGTTTCATAATCTGCTGGACTATCTAACGTGACAACTCCTGAAGTACTGATCGATACTCCAGATCCTGAAATAGACCAAGTCACTGTTTCGTTTGCACTTACGGTTCCTAATGAAGTGATACCCTCATTGACTGAAGAAACGATATTACTTGAATTGATTATTGGCGCAGTGGTATCAACAACGTTGACCGTTCTTGTTGAAGTTGTTGTATTACTTGCGGCATCTGTTGCAGTGTAAGTAATAGTGTACGCTCCAACTGTTGACGTATCAACAGTTCCGGATGAAGTTACTGATACACTACCATCAACTGCGTCAACTGCTGTTGCACCAGCATCGGTATATGTTGCGCCTAATTCCACAGTAGCTGGATTGTCTCCAATAATAGTGATTACTGGTCCGAGCGCATCTGCAGGCGCACTGGTAGGAAATGCTGTACTGACGGGAATAGTCGCTTGATATAATATGCGCCTTTCAGCTCCGTTTAGTGCGTTGTAATCGCCTGCCCAGTTTGCAGTAGCAGTTGTTAACTCAGTGCCTTCGTACATGTCGGCAGTAGGCTGAGTTTGTACGTTATTTTGAATCCAGCTACGTAAATCTTCATAGTCCCAGCCTCTATTGTACTGCATTACGATTGCTAAGAATCCGCAAGCAACTGGACATGCGGAACTTGTACCAGTAAATTTAGTATCCGTAGCCGTACTATAAGTTCTATTGAATTCAGTTTCTCCGAGCATTGCTTGCCCGTCTTCTCCAATTGTTCTATTTGACGCCGCTGGACCACGATAATTGTATCTTTCTACGGCACTTAATCCGCTGTATGTGTTATCTACTCTCGTATATCCTAGTCTATTATAAAAAAGATCGCCATCCAGAATCAGATTTTGATAGATAATTCTTGAGGCTGCCAATGTTCCGTCACCGGGAGCAAATAAATCAATGGCTGGTCCTGAATCACTATAACTTACTTTTTGATCTTGGGTGAAGTCTCCCACCATGTTATCGTCTAGTGCGCCAATATTGATAGCAGGAAATTTAACTGTGGTATTTCCTTGAAAAGTTTGGCTTTCTGTCTTACCTATGTGTTGAGGAAATCCTCTGCGATTAGTTGACCCGGTTGATTCATACCCAGCCAGTTCATCAAAATCATCTTGATAAAATGTATTCGTGTTGTTATTACTAATACGATTATCGTAGTTTGGGTGATCTGGATTTACTTGTTGTTGATTGGAGTTGCCAGCGGCGACAACAAAGATGATTCCTGATTCGATCAGTTCATCTCCGGCAACTGTCATAGAGTTATCGTATATCTCGCTTTTCCATCGACCACTATCACCCGTTGCACCCAACCAGTCGATGAATTCTGGCTCATCACTTTCTCCGCCATACGCAACAGCGCCAGAGTTTCTAAAATAATAATGAGTGCCAGATTTAGAAGCCCTAAGTCCCCAACTATTAGAACTCATCGTCGGATCTTTTGTATTGTATAAAGGGTTTACCGGCTTATATTGATGAAAAACTTTCTGTACGTCAAACCCTATTTCAAAAGAACCTACACTATAATATCCTAATAAATTTAAGTTCCACTTGTTTGCATTGTATGCCCATCCATGAGTGCGACCATAAATGAGACTGGCACATTGCGTTCCGTGTGTTCCATTTCCTCTCACCACTGGAACTCCTGGTGTAGTAGAAATATCTTGGGTATGTGGAGAGACTGTATTTGATCCGTGGGCTCTATCTCTAGTATAAGTTGTTCTTACTGGTATATTGCCAAATGCCGCAAATTCGGTACTTCTCTGACTACTATTTCTCCACCAATTTCTGGCAACACTTTCGACGGGAACAGTAGTTCCGTCCCATCGTGTCATCAATCTATTAGAGGCGTCTGCATTAAACCAGTCTGGATCAATATAATACGGAGCATCTAATACGAGATCGAGTACATCACAATATCCGTTACCTGGCAATACGTTACCGCCAACGTAGTCAGTAGGATTTACTGAGCCAGTAACACCACTATTGATAAATTCTGGATGTCCTATCCAAGTTCCGTTATCAGCGCAAATGATATCGACATTCTCGCCTGAACCAACTTGCTGTAATTTAGCACTAATCGCAACGTTCTCGTCTGTACTACTAGTTTTCCAAGGGTTTTGTTTAGTCTGCATTCTATACAATGCACTAGTACGGTTGATCGTGGGCTCATTAGCGTTAAAGTTCAGAGAACCAGCCCATTCCTGGTAGTTGTTATAAGCATTAGACCATCTATCCGTCAATGTGTTATTCGTAACACATATGAGTTCTTCTGGATCAACTTCGAACACATCAGGATATTTTTCTGGAGAAAGATTGATGAACTTTACTCGTTCATCATTCCTTAGATCATTTACTTCCTCTTTGGTAAGTAAGTAACTTCCTCTAGTTGGACTATGTAACTTGTCATCAACTATCGTTACTTGTCGAGCAGGCACACTTTCATAGACGTTTCCGTCTGCAATAAGTTCTGCGTGAAGTTCAGCCCACTGCTCGGAAGTATGCGTTCCTAATGTGTAGTACTTCTCACTCATCGCATCTTTCCATTAGATTATCGGACTAAAGTTGATCCAGAATTATCCGCTAAGAATTGATCGACTTGAGATTGCACAAATTGATGTGCAACCTTACTGCCGTCTGCTAATTGAAAAATTCTAATACGTGGTTGTTCTACTGCCATGTTATCCTCTCAACATATTTTTGCGTTCTAACTTACGATCACGGGTATTAGGGAAGTCCTGATCTTCCCCAAAGTCCCATCCCATCTGACCTAACTCTCCAACGCATTCGGGTCGAACTTCAACTAAGAGTTCTTCTCCTTCACGTCCTCGATTCTCATTGCCATCGGCATTGAGTTCGGTCATTTCTTTAAGTTTTTGTTTATAGTTTTCCATAACAGTATTTATAGTCCTTGTCTATCTCGTTCAATGATGTACGACTTAACAAGTTTACTTCGAACAATGTCTGATGCTTCAAATTCAACGAAGTCAAATTCTTTCATCTTTTTGATCACTCCCATGAATGATCTAAGTCCCGACATTTCTTTCTTACGTTCACTAGTGAGGTCGTCCTGTTTTACGTCACCACAGAAAATAATTCTGCAATTTTCTCCAACACGTGTCATAACTGTGTGCAATTCTTGATCACTCATATTTTGAACTTCATCGACTACAAGAATACAATCATCAAAGGTAGAGCCTCTTAAAAATGATGTTGATATAAATTCAACGTTATTTCTCTGCTTAAGGATCTCATATGCATCGCCTCTCTTAAATAGCTTGGATGCAATATCGTAATACGGCGCTTCGTATACTTTCATTTTGTCCTTCTGAGAACCAGGCAAGAAACCTATATCTCTAGTTGGTACCACTGATCGTATAATGAAGACTTTTTTGTAGTGCGTGTTCTTTGCCATAACTTCTTTTAGTGAGAAGTATAGTGCTAAGAACGTCTTACCTGTTCCTGCGATGCCATGAAGCATTAGATTAGCTCCTTCATCCCAAGATTCAAATGCCAGACTTTGATTGTCTGTCATAGGTTGAACGTCACTACTAACTGTAAATCCTGTTGAAAAATTGTTGTCTTGGTCTAATATTCCTTGTTGTCTGAGTACTCTTCGTTGCCTTTTTGTTAATCGTTGCTGTTGTTGTGCAGGCATGAAACATCCTTATGGTTATCTAGTTTGGATTTTAGACCCCGGATTGTTTTTATGAATGTTCTTCATTAGTGAGTTAAAACTATCAGGAGTCCGAATTACTCCCATACGATGTGGATCGCCCATAGACGGTGCTTTGGTGATCGTTTGTCTTATGTGAGGATTGGCAGATAGGTAATCTTCACGTTCAGCAATTTTCATTTGCTTCTCAAAGTGTTCGCCCGTCTCAGTGTTTTCAAATGTATATAGAGGCATTAAATACTCCAAAATTATTAAAAGAAAAGACAGCAAAAGGCTGTCTTCATAGTGTACCCATCTAATGGATATTTATACTCTGAATGCTCTCTCAGACCAACATTTCGTAAATTTCTTTCCAGTTGTCTACTTTAGTTACATCTTCATGAGAGTAGTCTTTACTAAAGGCATGAGTCATCAGAATAGAGTTGAGACCCATGTTAGCACCAAGTTCTGCGTTTTCAGGCTTATCCTCAACCCACATACACCCAGTGTCTAAGTATGGCAACAGTGCATCATCTTTATCAGCACCAGTGTCTAAGCATACTAGCTTATCAAAAGCAGTCTTGCCAAACAGATTTTCAAGATTTAGTTTTCTTAACTGACCTGCGTGTTGATCAAGACTAAGACTAGTGATACAGTGAAACACGTACCCCAGGTCTTCATGGATCTTCTTAACATACTTGACTGAATCCCTTAGAGGAGGTAAGCAACACATAGTAGCACTTTGATTAAAGTACCTAACGAGTTCTTTTGCCTTCTCTTTACTGATTCCGTAAGTAGTGTGAATGTCATAGCATTCATCTGGACTAGCTAATTGCTTGTATCCATGTTGTTCCATCCACATAGCAAAACTATGTAGCCAGTCGACCAAGACTCCATCACAGTCGACCAGTATTATTTTTTCATCTTTTTTCATATTATAACCTCATTTCTATAGTTAATATAGCATACTTTTATGCCTTTGTCAAGCGGTTATTTTAAATTAATTGAAAAAAGTTTCTTTCTGCTTATTCTTCTGGCGTCTTGCCTTTTGAATACTCGCTCTGCGTTTGTCGTATCGTTTGGAGTCCTTCTTTCGAAAGCGCATGTCTTCGTCCTTTAAGGACTCCTCTTCGATCCATTCACGGAACTTTTTACCTTTAGCCATTGGTGATGTCTCACTTGTACTCTGGTGACTTTATGGGTGAATTACTCTTCTACTTTTTTCTTTGGTGGACGTCCACGCTTCTTTTTCGCAGGCGGCATATCCACAGGTTCGCTAATGATTTCGCCAAAAGCTTCGTTGATTGTGTCAGCAGTCAACTCAGGAAATGGTCTCTTCTCTAGCATTTGAACGAGTAGCTTTGCATCAGCCTTGTCTACCGTTTCCAGCATCTGAATGAACAAGGACTCTTTCTTAACTTGAGAAAGGTTTTCTCCTTCTTTCATTTCAGTGACAAAGTATGCCAACTTTCTTGCCTCACGATATAGCATGCCATGCGATTCAGTTACAACCGATGGTGTATATGGTGGTGCAGACGATGGAATCGAAAAACTCCATTTCTTGTCGTACATTAAGATAAGGATGTTTCGCAACTCCTTACTGTTATTTTTTTGTAAATATGCGACTTGTTCAGATGTATCTTTCAACTCGCAAACTCCGGCAGTAATTTCTGCCAATGATAGTGTAGTCATATTATTAAAACTCCGATATGCTTTCCATTAAGTTTCTTAGTTTATTTTTAATGAAGTAGTTCAGCAACTGGCTTCTATCTTTTGGATTTTCTGCCAAGTACTCTTCGAGAATTTGATCTTTGATTCTATCTGGAACTTCTTCCAAATCGATCACAGCTTTGTTCCTCAAGTAGTTGCGTTTTACTTCATCATCCATATTATTTATATCAGTCCATTCGAGCAATCTTTTCTTAGTGACTGGTCTCTGCCTGATATTCATAACAAAAGTATTATCTGGAGATAAGATGTTGGGTACACCGTCACCTGCGTCTCCTTTGATAATGTGTTCATGTAGATACTTTTCTGGATTAGAGTTTGAGATCCAGCGTTTACGTGTTGGATCATATTGCTTCACATTAGCGTACTTGTGTAACTGAATGTAATCTTTATCTCCTGATAAAACAAGAATGGGATTACTGCCAGTGTTTAACACTTCGCCTTCTCTGTGAACAATCGTACCAATGATATCATCTGCTTCAGCAGTTTCAATCTGAATTACTCTATAAGGGAAGAACTCTTTTAGTTCGTCACGAATCTTATTGAGTGCCTGAAAGATTGCATTCCAGTCTAGTTCTGACTCAGTACGTGCTTTCCTACGATTTGCTTTGTAGTATGCGTATACTTGCCGTCTCCAGTAATTCTTGTCATCAGCACAAATTACAAGTTCACCAAATTCACGGTGAAACTTCTGTCTATTAAATCTCAGCGAATTGAGAATCATATGTCTAAGCATATTCTCATCAACCTGAGCATTCTGGTGATTTCCCATCTGCATCATCATGTTGGAAATCATAACTTGGTTTAGATCAACCAGTATCATAATTTTCTCCTAGTTTGAATTATTGATATTACTAATATAACACAAACTATTTGGTTTGTCAAGTAAATTTTAAGAAGGATCTATTTCGTCTGACATTTCATCTAAGAATTCAAAGAGGGCAGTCTCACAATCCATTTCAGAATCAGCAAACACTCTCTCTGATACAGCTTGAAAGTGATAGTCTTCTCCTATTGATCTGTGTATTAATGCCCTTATAGTTTCAATCAATACCATGATGTCTAGTACAGTCTCGTAGTTTTCAGTGACATCAAATCCTAGTTCTGACATCGCTGATACCACGTCATGGGCAACATCGATTGAAAATCTCATAGCGATCTTCTTGTTGAGTTCGGTTACGTTGTCCTTAAGGTCAGACATTTCATCTGACCTCTGCTGTTTGAATTTTTCAAAGTCGATAACATTTGTCATTTGATTATCTTTAAAATGACAGTATCTCTATTGATACGTCCATCAGTTGCGGACTCTTTGGTCTTTAAGGCTTTGAACTCTTTCATCGCTTTTGATTTGGTAGCCTTACCAATAGTCTCAATCATCGCTTCTGGCTTTCTCAGCATCTTCTTGAATGAAGCTTCTACATCATAGCCATGAATTGTACTACCCTTGACAGTAAAGCCATCTCTTCGATCAGAGATCAGATACTTCATAACACGGTTCTTCGTATTGAAGAGGTACATGGCTTGAGCACCAACAATCTGTTCGGGCGGTACACTCGCAATCTTATACTCAGAAGATTCTTTAAGGTATAAGACTTTTGCCACTTGCTTACTCGCAGGAGTAGGCTTCTTAGTTCGAGGCTTACGAGTTGCTTTCTTACTGATAATATACTTCTCGCAATCCGAGATGATATCAGATATGAATTTGTAGAAGGCTTTTTGCTGTCGAGTAGTCATGTGACTGTAACCCTCTATAAGGTCTTCAGTCTTATCTTCGATCAACTCACGCATCTCTTCTTTGACAGGCTCATAGAACTTGATGGTATCTCTAGCAGTCTGAGCCGCAGTGTTGACCCTCTTCATCTCATTATAGATAGACCATTTAGGATCAAGTTCACCTGTCGTGAACTCATCAACGCATCCTTCGATCTCTCCAATAAATTCAGATGTCTTCTCTGCAAGCAGTTCTTGAGGAGTCTTGCGCTTTGGAGCTTTTACTGGCTCATCATTGGCATCTAACTCAATGTTTGCCTCACGATTTACTTTACCAGTTTCTAGCAACTCTTCAACGTGCTTTAGTTGAAACTCTTTACTAGACTCAGGTAGAATGCATCCATTAAGTTCCATCTTACATAAGCTGGACATTGTTGACGTACATCTCCAAGACTCGGCAGCCTTAAAGTCTTCGATACTTTCTGGCATATGCTCTTTGATCCATGCCAGCATCCAAGACTGATACGCTTTCTTCTCATAGAAGTATCCGTAGTGACGCATAGTCTCTGTAATTTTCTTTTGATAAACGTCAGCGGAAACATCAGACCACTCAGTAGTCTCGTATCCGATATGACCTTCTTCTATTGAACGCTGAGTTTTGCCTCTGCGTGGTAATCTAGTTTTTGTCTTTGCTTTAGCCATGTGCTACTCCATCAAGTTATAACGTATATTAACACACCATGATTTTTTTGTCAACCATTATTTTGGGCGATAAAATTAAGTAGTAGTTCATTCCACTGGTAAGATCGATTTTTCCAATTGTATACGTTATCGACTATTTTCTTATGGGCGTTGAGTGTCTGTATCATCGATCTCCTAAGCCCTTTATGATTATATATGCTGAGAGCATTATCCAATTCACGTGTAAAGTTTATAGTATGTTGCATTTTGTCTTCATGGTATCCATACATAGAAGTCAAATCGAGTGCAGTTTCGGGCAAAGATCCATATGACGAATGTATACACATACATCCAGAAGACATTGCTTTGATTAAAGGCGTGTAAGACACCTCTGGGTAGTTAGTAGGGTATAAAAATATGTGGCTTTGATTATATAATCCATTTAGCAGTTCTTCATCAACACTCTTGTACCACTTAACTCTTGGATTAGAATTCATTTCTTGTATAATGGTATCAGCGTCTTTACCTGCTACAGGCTTAGAGCAAACCACTAGTTTGCTATCAGTATACTTTCGCTTAGTTAGTCTTTTAAATGCTGATAAGACTATATCGAGTCCTTTGTCTATGTCGCCAACATAAAGTAATCCGACACTCTTTCTGGGCTTCTCAACTAGAGGCATAGGATCGATAGCATTCTTCATTACAATTCCACTTGAATATGGAACTTCGAGAAACAGGTTGTACATTTGCTGTTGCCAGTGACTGAAGAATACGATAGCATCATATCCTTCTAAGTCACTAACATCAACTTGATCAGGCGAAAGATGAGGTATTAAAATATTAATATACTCTTCTTCGACTGAATTGAAATTAATCTGCGGTAGAATTGTCGGGTTGACATCTCTCTTAATCAGGTCAATTATCGAACCCGAACAATTCTTGTTAAGCAGATTAGGCGGCATCGAGCAAACTTCCCGCAGGAATATCTACTCCATCTACCAACTTAAGGCTGTCCCATCTAAATGAGCGCCATCCATTGGCTTCAGTATCCCAAACAGGCAGTGCGAAATCGCTTTGCTTCTTTGAGTTACTTGGTGCATTTTCATACACGATAAAATCGTCACTTAAAGTGGCGATCATTTTACGCAGGGTACCGTCAGCCTTGATGAACTCAAGATTAACTTTACCCGCTTTCAGGCTTTCCAAGATTTCTGATTTAGTCATTATCACTTTCCTCACTTTCTTTAGTTATAAATTCATTCACTTTCACAGCGAACTCCTGGTATCCACCAACATGTTCTTCTCCCCACATTATCTGCGGGACAGTTCTCATATTAGGGAATTTCTTAGAGAACTCATCGAACCCTATGTCATCGACTAAGATATAGTCGTGTTCTAGGTCCATGCTCTCACATAGTTGCTTTGCTTTTAAACACCAAATACAATTTGATGAGCCGTATATTTTAATCATAGATGTCTCCATTATCTTTATTATGTATAAGGGAACATCGAATGTGTTCAAGTTTTTGCTCACGTGTCCATTCTTTAAGATAGTCGTTATCTCTATCAAATGTATCTATGATGGCATTTTCATCAACCACATAGTGGTCAATAATCTGTTCACCCAAATACTTCTGAGAAAACTCCTCAACTTCTTCACACGTAACGGAGTCACAAGCCCACTCTGCGTCTACAGGATAAGCGGGATTTTCTTCTTGAAGTTCTTCCATAGAGACTACGTAACGCATTCTATATGTCGCTACTGTGTCAACCACAACGTACTTATCTTTAATACTCATCTTATTGTCCTCTTCACGATTTCGTCTAAGCATGTAATCATAATATCCTTCACGCATATCATTCCTTTCTACATTTTGTATAGTATACAAGGAATGGTATTATATGTCAAGTACTAAAATAAGTTTTTTATGTTTGATGCTATGATAAAGCAACAGGTTACTGCGTTGAGTAGCAGTACTATGGTTCTAATGATTGTGATTTGATCTTCCACGGGCTTGGTGTCCTCATCATTAAACGAACCTAATGCGTATTTCCAAATTTTCCACCATCTTGACATATGTTTTGCCTCACAGTAAAAATACTATCCCGTATAAAAATCCAACGTTTAGTCCAATCGAACATACTAGTAGCATGTCTTTTGAAAAACTTCTTTGCTCATAGGTAACAACATAATCAACTTCTACCCTATCAGCTTCTTTCAAGTTAATTGCCTCTTATTTTCTCCCAAAGAGTTCTTTCGTCTTCAGGCTGTTGATCTTCTACCTGATCTTTAGCACTTTCAATTTGTCCGTTAGCGTCATCTAGCGCATCTTCTGATGCCTTGTAGTATCCCTGATATGCGGCTATAATAGCATCTTGTTGCTGTACATATGCACGTAGATCAGAAAAGTTTAGTCCTAAGTCTTGGTACCCTTTATCCGTAATAGCAAAAAATGCGATTGATCGCCCACTTGATTTAAGTTTTGCAAGTTGCTCTTCCCAGTTCTCGGGAGTAATGATATGCCATTCAATCTCTCTGAGATTAAGTTCATCTGCACTCGGTAAAACTAATTTTGGTTTTTCTACTGGCTTTGCTGATACCTCAATCTTCTGAGGCATAGATGTACATCCACTAATCAGTAGTGACGTAACGATCAAAAAGCCAAGGACATTCGCTATTGAATGATTTGCCATTTTTTGCCTCCTTTTCTTTATCTGTTAGTTCAGCACCAGACAGTAGTTCGAAACATCTACCTGCTTTCTTAGATGCTCCAGTTATAATTCTCTCTACTAGACCTGGCTTATTTTCTGCCAGATTGCCTAAATCATGTCTACCCAATTTATCGCTGAGTGTTCTATTTTGTCTGCGGATATCAGCAAACTCAGTATTTACTTTATTGAGTTCTTCGCTTGCTCTTTGAAAATCCACTTGTAGTTGTTCGACTGCCGCCTCGCTTGTCTGCACTGCGACTTCTAATTTTGCATTATTCTCATTCAGTATTGCCATACGCTCTTGGGTATCATTATAGTACCAATAGAATGCACCTGCCATAACAAATGTAAGCAATGCCATAACTCCCGCTAATTTCATTCCCATTTTTATCTCCTAATCATATCATGATATCTACGTACTGTCCCGTAGAGTACACGATACTTTGTTTCCCAGCGGCGTTATATACTGTCATAAAATAATCTGTTGTAGTTATTTTAAGACTACCGTCAACCAAATGCTGGGCTCGCTTGACGGTCCTCTTTATCTCATGTTCTGCTCTTGACAGACTCTCCTGCTTTGATATCAGTTCGCCCGTCAGTGGGGCGTTCACTGGTTGAACTTCCATGTTCGACTTTCTTCCCGCTAAATATTCTGTCCCAGTTATCGTTGAACTTTGTCTGGTCAGTAGGTCTTTGTTTAGACCCCTTACCTCCGTGCCACTTACTCATTACGATTCACTTTCTCCCAAGTCTCCATAGTCACAGGATGCGTAGTCTTGTGCGAATAATAAAATGTAATGCCACCAAATATCATAGGGCATAAGAAAACTGCAAGAATTCCTAATAATCCAATCATGCTTTAGGATATCCTACATACCATTCATTAATCGTTGACACTATCACATCCCTAAAATCTTCTTTATCTAAAGCCCAGACTACAATCGAGTCGCTATCTGGTGCTATGTTTTTAATAGTTATGTTACTGTTATTTAGCGTACAAGGCATTACACGCCTCTCTCCAGTGTTAATTTTTGTAAAATCAATCGTTACTACGCCCTTCTTAAGGCTTTCGATTAGAGTTGCCATTAGGTTTGGTATATGCTCCATTTACTTGTAAATTTACTCCGTAAGACAAGATACAAGCAATCTCGCCAGGAGCTATAAACACCTGAGACCAGGTGCCTGATACAGGATTGACTGCTATCAACAGTCCTCCCGCTATAGGTCTTTCATCTACTTCTATCCAACTGTTACCCTGCATAAAGGGCACTTGTCCGTAAGTGCTTCCTAGATATTCTGCCATATCTCTTAGAGGTAAACATTGACCTGTAAAGTCAAAGGGCATTAGTTCTACTGTTTCATCTGTTGCTTCTGCGGGTACTGTACAGAGAACTACTAAGGCTAGTGCTATTAAATATTTCATAAGCTTTCCTTTCATGCTTATACTTATAAATCTAGTCCCACAGGTTCTCATAATATTTACCAAATAGTCTAAATCCATTAGACATTCTTTTTTGATGCGCTTTCATTCCTTCACTATCAAACCACTCAAACTCGCCTAACTCATTTTTCTTCTCGATATACGGACCGTAGTATTCGTCTTGCCAATCATCTTTAACCTTTTGATGAAAAGCCCATATCATCTCATCTAAAGCCCAGTCCCATCTATCGAACCAGTAAGTATCAGTGTCATAATGATTTTCTTTTGGCGGGGCATTTGTAGAGCGTAATTTTTCAGGCACATCTTCGTCATCAACATTTGGTGCGCCATGTGTGGTGTCTTTGAGTTGCACCAGCATTGGATGTACTATTAGAGCCAGAGTAGAATCCATACTCCAAGTATCAAAAGGCTCTATCTCAACTTTCTCAGCTCGGTTCTTCCGATACGGTCCTATTCGAACTCTCATCAGATTTTTCCTTCTTGACCAATTCTTCGAATCTATCTGCCATGTCTTTCCACGGGTCTTTGCCAACCCAGTGTTCATAGCCTCTTAGTATACTTATGATTTTACTATCTTTCATCTAATCTCCCAAATACGCTAGGCGCTAGTCGTTGCGCTTCTTCCATGTGATAATCACCAGGATAGTGTTTCAGACATCGATATGCTTCTTTACGAACAACACTTGGCACTCTTGGAGTCTTCTTTGGATCCATTAAATCTACTAAAAACTGTCTAGTATTCTTTATAGCCCAGTTTCTTTCGATTGGCATTGTCACAAGATTGCCTTAATGTTATTGATGTGTACGATAGCGGCTTTCTCACCATTCACTGTAATAGGCATTGATTCTTTCCAATCTAGATAGACTTCAGTACCAATACTTAGTTCTGGATGAGCAGTAGCTACTGCAACACTTGCGCCTAATACGACAGCAGGCTTTACAGCCTTATCGATATCTTTTGTTAAAATAATACCACCAGCAGATTTTGATTCCTGCTTTGCTTCTGTTACAAGCACATTGTTATGTAACATTCTCATAAAACATAGTCCTCAGTTTCAGATTCCCACCAACGAACAACGTTGAAGAAGCCTAGAGAGATGAAATCTCCATAGTCTTCATCTAGTCTGTCTGCTTCAGAGGCAACCTCTTCTATTTGATCACGGGACAATTCAGTTACTTCTTCGACACCATAGTGTTCAAAGACGATACCTTGAGCCCATTCAGTTACTTCATTTTCAATCCAGTCCATCAT